GCGCGCCGGTCGTGGTGGTATTTTTTACGATGCCAGTTCCGAGGGTTGCCCAGTTTTGATTTGATGTGCCCAGAGTCAGGGTAGCGGTGTTCGCGACGCCGCTTCCACCGTTCGCCGCCGAGACGGGGACGGAGAGACTGATGGTTCCAGTAGTTGTCACGGGACCGCCAGATAGTCCGGTTCCAGTTGCTACGCTGGAAACTGTCCCAGAACTGGTACCGCAAGTTGGGCAACTGATTGCGGTACCAGAGACGACGATGGGAGAAGTTCCGGTGTACGAACTACCGGAGTGAGAGTTAGCCGTTGTGACCGTTGGGTTGATGGCGATTGATGGACTCGTCCCGCCCGACAGCGTGGCCGTCACCAGAAAGTAGTCGTAGACTTTGGTAAACGTCACGCCGCGAACAACAGCCGATGTACTGGTATTCGTATCCGCCGCCGAGTCGCATGTATTGGCCGTCTGCATGCAACCCTGAATCGTTACACTGACTGCTGATGGACTTCCTGAGGGAACCTCCTCGAAACTCGCTCCATACGCTCCGAAGGTATTCCCAATCTTGCAAGTCTGCGTTGTAGCCAGATTGCAAGACTGCGGACGAACCGCCTGCCCGAATGCCAAGCCGCTAAACATCAGCACTGCGCCTAGCATTGTCAGTAGTTTCATGCAGCCACCTCCTTTACTGAGTTGATTCGTCGAAACTGCGAAAGCGTCATGTACTGGATGCGGCCAGCGTAGTAGATACGGTGAGGCCAAGATACTTGCTCAAGACGAACTAAAGGTGCTGGATAGCACCGGTCGTTTGGCGCGTCGCCTGCATTGTAATGGCCAAGCGTTGAACGCTCTCCAACTAATTGCTCAGGACTGGGAGGGACATTGAACCGATAGATTACGCCCTGCATCTTGCGGTGGCTCTTGCGCACTCGCTCATCCTGTGATGTTTCCCAGATCGCCCAATCAATCCCTAACTCTTCGCTTCTCGCCCGCGTCAGCGCCGTACTCGCTTTGCTTACTTCAGTCCTTGCGATTAACTTGGCACGCCAGCGGACGGTGCGCTTCAACAGCGGAGGAACCAGCTCTGCTGCGCGACCGCCCGCATATTGCTGTGCCGCTGCCCGCGCCGCCACATGCACGGCAACCTTTGCCGGTAAACTCGTAATCAACCTGGCGTTCTCGCGGACCAACTCCTGTACTCGTCTGCCTACCGGCCCTTGCAGTTCAGTTTGAAGCGCTCGATTGATTGCCCGCCCATGCCCAGCCTTCAATGCTGCTTCGCGCCAGGTACGCGCTCCTGCAAAGTACAGAGCAGACACCATTCTCAGCGCGATCTGCCGCGCATAGGTATTAACGAACTCCGCTGCCTCCAGCAATTGAATCGGGATGCCTTCGCGCACGCTGCGTTCCAGCAAGCGCTCAAAGAAGCGGATCAACTCCTGAGCGTAGAGTTGCTCAGTTCTGCGGCTGGGACGCCAGTTCATGCCAAGACTTTACTTGCCATGCGATCGCGTTCCATCAAAATTCCGAGCACAGTGCCATACATTAAGCCGATGCGGACCGTCATCTCTGGCGTACAGAATGGCTGCTCGAGGCATTCATGCGCTACCTGCGCCGCGAGCAACTGAACTGGCCGAGACTGTTGCCTCATCGCCGCGCCAATCTCAGCGATCAGATTGGCTCGTTCGGGATACTGCTCCGTAAGGAAAGCAGAGATTACGTTGTTAACATCGAAGTTATGCCTCATTTTTAGTCGATTGTCTGTCCTTCATCAAACTCAAAGAATTCCATCGGAACGGTCGGACTGCCCATCAGCGGTACGCATTCAGGCCAATCGGTTACCGTAATATACTTAACATTTTCTCGCGCCACGCTGCGACATTGCGGACACGTTACGTTATTCGCGATGAATGTATTTTTGGTATCAACCACGAGAATAATCCCCGCCTTGTCAGCGATGATTCGCTGCTGAGCGTCGCAGCATCGCGCCCATTCAGGCATCTCGTCTAGCGTTTTCAGTCGCGCCTTTACTTTCACGAGAATAATCCTTCTGGACTCGCCGTCTCTCTTCATAGCTCTGGATTGGGAATATTGAAACACCAAGGCCCCGGCCATGCCGGTCCGCTGTAGGGAGGACCGCAACATCCCCCGCCTACGTACAGCGGTCCTACGCCTACCAGCCGGATCATCCGAATCAGGCGCTGGCCATACATCGTATAGTTCCAATGGCCAGCATCTAACTCCAACGAAGCTGCATTGTCATACGCCACGTTTACGTCACCAGCCCCACTCGCAGCGATTGGCCCTTTGGCGATACCTGGGACAGTCTGAGCGCCGCCTTGCGATGCCCATGCCTCCAGTGCGAGATTGTGGGCCATAAATAGTTCGCAGGCCGTATAGTACAGATTCCCCCAAATAGACTGATTCAGCGTGATGATTGCGACCTGAAGCCAGTAATTCAAGGCACTTGGGCCAAACTCGATGCCGTTGGGATCTTGCTGCGTCGTCGTATCAAACTCCGGGAAGTCCGTAATGAACTCCGCCGTTGTAGGCGCAATCGTTGGCGTAGAGATCGGCATTTTAACTGTTACGCATCTTCGCGATGCTGCGCTCTTCGTTGTAAGGGTCCAGCAGGCTATCGACGATTTCTCCGCTGGCCAAACGCCTGCCTACTTCCGCGCCGGCATGGGCCGCAGAAGCCAAGCCGCTCACGCTGTCCAAGGCTTCTCCATGCTCCTTGACTTCCATTGCTTCAGAGCCTTCGACGAGATCGTCATGCGTCCCTTCGGTCCCCGGTATGCCACCATGGCCCCGCTCAAGAAGGTTGTCGCTGCGCCGGTCTGGAGGATCGCTCTGCGTTGGACTGACTTCATCCGTATGCCCATGCCAGACAGGAACAACCTTTGTCCCTGCCAGCATCGGCGCTGATGCTTCGCTGGCCGCGGGCCCCATATTGCCATCTTCGCCGCCCCAATATTTCTCGTTCTTCTTATTGACTTCCGCAGCCGTCATCGCGGTTGTTGAATGCAGTTCCATAGAGTCTCCTGTGTCCAGAGCGGTATGCAGAGCAGCAGCCATGGCCTGCTTCTTAGGGTGGCCGTGCGCTTCCATTTCGCAAATATTATGGGCAATCGCCTGGCGGCCACTGCCCTTTTCGAGCGGCATCAGCCTAGGCCGTCTTAGCCGCGTTGGCGAAGAATGCCGCCCGCTCCGCGGGGGTCAGCGATGACAGGTAGGCTTGAGCAGAGCCAACGCTGCCAATTTCCGGGTGGCCCGCCCGTTGGAGAAGCGTTACATGCTTCATTGTCACCGGAGGATCAGCAGGGATGGTAGACTTGGCAATCTTTGCCGCCGGCAACTTCGCTGCTTCTGCCTTGCTCTTTGCCTCAGCAATGCGAGCCTCAGCCTTCGCCTTTGCCGCTTCTACGGCAGCATCAGCCTCAGCCTGCGCTTGTACGACTTCAGCATCGGCTGCCACCTGAGCAGCCGTAGCCGCATCTTCTTCGGCCTTCGCCTTGTCCGCAGCAGCCTGAGCAGCGAGTTTGGCTTCCGTAGGCGTGCGCGTATAGCGAGTCGCGCAGCGCTTTACATACCAATGGTCTGCTAGACTCTCGGGCACTTCTTGCACTCCGGGCTCGAAGACTACATGCCCTGCGCCGTCGTCCAAGTTCACCATGGTTCGTTCTTTGAAAATCATCGTTACCGTAGGTTCTGCCGGATCAACTACGGCAGGCCCATAGGTAGCGACAGGACCGCCAGCAACCATGCTGGGGCGCGGATCGGATTTCGGTTGCGTTGACATTGTTCTAATCTCCTTTAGACTAAGTTGGTCCTCATGACAAACCTATGGCATATCCGATGGTTTCCGGATATACAATCTCCAACTGCCCCAATCGGCAGAAGTACGCGACCTTATGCCACATGCTGTCGTACTGGACCGGAGTCCGTTGCAGCATCGTCATCGGGTAGCGGACGCGCTTCTTGTCTTTGGTGTAAGCAACCATCACGTCAAAGCCCGCCCCGCCAGTTCCCAGAGTTCCGCCGCTCGCTGCTCCCTGGCACCATTTGCAAGGGAAGATTTCCAGTTTGCCGCGCCCGCTGGTTGTCAGGATATTGTTTTCCTGAATGTACTTCAGGATGCTAACGTTGCCGGCCGTGCTGACCTTTTGCGTGCTGATTAGCCCGAAGTCAATCGGAGGAAGAAGTAGGCGAGAAGGAACTACGGCATAGGCCGAATTGCTCCAGACCTGCGAGAGCAGCGTATTTACGTCTGCGGTAACTGCGTCATACGCTCCAGCCAGAATCTTGCTTGACCAGGTCGTATTGCCGCCAACGGTCGCCACGTTCGCGCTGTAACCAACCTGCGTATTATTGATGAGCCCCTTGTAGCCCAGCGTCGTATCTCCCGCATACACCATTTCGTCAATGTCCATCTGGTGCTTGAGTTGGAGACCTTCGTACTTCTGCTGGTCGATGGGACGCCCCAGTTTCGCAGCCGATTCCAGTTCCAGAATCGTGTATTTCAACTCAATCGCCCAAGGCGTCAAGTTGAAAATCTGCTTGCTGATATCAACGTCGATGCCGGTCAGTTGGTTGGTATTCTTCGCCATCCAAGCCTTGCCGGTTCCGATGCCTTGGCCCGTTCCAAGACCGCTCGCGCTGCCGTAGGTGCTCAGCGTGAAGCTGCTGACTTCATCGGCAATCGTTACGTCTTCGCGGAGGTCAATGTCTCGCCCCCAAGTTACGCTCGCCAATGGGTCATGAAGCGTCTGGTCAAGACGTTCCAGTTCGCCAACGAGGAACGCGCCTGTTGAGTCACAGGTACGTCCGTCATGGGTAGTTTCCGCACGGGCAAACTTCTTGCCCAGCGCGTTGCCGTTCGAATCATGCGTTCGCCCTACACTATCGAACGTCATCATATTGTCCCGCGTGCTGGCCCGCCCTAGATAACGCGGGGGCTCCAACAAATGCGGGCTGTAAATTGCTTGTTCGCTGGTCATGCCGTAAATCTCCTGAATTGAATTTTTACCGCCCGCTTACTCATGGAACGCTAACTCGCCAACGTTGTTCGCATCCCAACCGCCTTGATACGTTGTTCTCGGCGCTGTTCCGCATGCCATACCGTTCGTCGTCGGATTCGCCGTCTCCCAACTGCCCTGGATATGAGCGCCCGAGGTAGCAGCCGTCCAAATATAGACTGAGCCACCTTTGACTGGAGCCGAGCCGCTGACGTTGAAGCCGATCATGATGTAGCCATTCCGCATCACGTCGATGACTCCAGCAATCGGAGGCGTTGCCGTATACAGGCTTGGAGTCGTCGTGTTCTGCTGCAATGGGAAGGGACGAACGGTTACGCCGTACACATCTGTCAGCGTTTGATCCGCAGTCGCCAGCGGACGCACACCTTGAGTCGTTGGATCAACGACTACGCCCTGCCCATACAACGTAGGCGGAGCGCTGGCGTCAATCAAGCAAGGCTCAATGCTGACAGGATGCGAGCGGTTTACAGCTCCGGGAAAGCCAGCAGGCATGCGGAACTGAATTGCCGTCCCGGTCACCGTATCATGCGTGCGGCCTTGTCCAAGCAGTTTGGCCGGATTCTTTCGGCGGTAATCCCGAGCAATCGCCGCAAAGCGCTTGAGTCCTAGCGGGGAACGTTCGAGCAAGTCCGGGTCATAATGGTGGCGGCCCGTAGCCAGTACGCCAATCAACTCTTTCCAGGTCATGTTCTCTCTCCTCTGGCCGAGTGGGGCCGGTTAGTTGCTTTTGTAGTACTCTGCGTAAACCTTGTTCAATTCTGCCGGCGTCTTGATTCTTGCCCGCACGCCAGTTCCGCCGCCGCTGTTTGGCAGGATCGTATCTGCCGTCGAACTGCTGTTGTTCGCGTTCTTCTTGTACGTCCCTACGGCGCGGAACAGCGTTCGTATGCCGTCGCAGGTATGGTTCTTAAGTTCACGGCCGCCCGTAATCGAGTCCATGAAACTCCGCGTGTCTCCGTCATGGGAAGCCAAGTCGAGAACCGTGCGCCGAAACTTGCAGAGCGCATCGAACGTCTTGACTGGACTCGCCTTCGCGTCAAACGTTGGAGCCTTGTAACCGGGAGCGATAATCTCAGCCAGACTCACGGCCTCTTGCCAACTGTCGGAAAGATAGGCTGAGTCTTTCGCCTTCTTCGCTTCATCGCCAGTTCCCGGAGGCGCTTCCATCTCCAGAGAGCCTTCGATCTTCTCGTTATCCTCAGTCTTCTTTTTCTCTTCTTCCTCTTCCTTCTCTTTTTTCTCGAAGGCGTCCTTGATGGTCTTCACGTCTTTGCCGATGGCATCAACGGAGTCTTCGACCTTCTTCATGCGGGCATCCATGGTTCGGTCCTTCGTTTTCGAGTCTTTGCACTCGGCGCAATCGCAGTCTTCCTTGTGTTTCTCGTCTTTCGTCTTCGCCTCGCGAAGGATCACGGTTGTCGTTTCTCCCTTGGGAGCCTCAGCCAGAGCGGCGTCAAAAGCCGCCTGATCCTTAGCTCCCCACGCAGCCTTTAACTTCTCTAGCCAAGTCATACGCATCTCCTGATCAACAGTTTTTCGATCGCCTATACTGCATCGTGGCCCGCAGCGACCGTTATCGACCAAAGCCACGTGATTTCCTATGATCTGAGTCTGCCTTGCCCTGCCGGGTATGGGCGGGACAGTCTCGAAATACTTTGCGTCATAGCCGCAACTGACTTCCCGCAGGCCATTGCGTACAGCCTCAATTGCGTCTTTCTGCGTGATCAGCAAGTCAGCCAGCAATACATCGTCTTGCGCTGCTGCACCTCTTCGCGGATTCAGCGTCACGCCTACGGCAAGATTATTCCAGTTGTCAGGCGCTACATCGCCTTCGGGATGGCCATCGACAACAGGCTTGCCATTGAAACTCGCTATAGTATCGGGATGGAATACGTCTTCGGGATAGCGCTCGACATGAATAATGCCATCCGGGCCAGGTTCTACAGGTATCTCGCCGGGTCCGTAGACCATCGTCCCTGTACGTGCGATTGGAACCGCTTCGGCCAGCAGGAAGCCTTCAGGAGTCAAACTTTGCTTGGGCCCTAAGCGCTCTCTGGTGTAATAACTCATGCGGCCGCTGCATGCCCGTTAGACTTAGGCTTCTTCTTCGGCGCTACGCCTGCGCCCGCTTCTTCCTCTTGCTGCATCGAGTGCTCGCCTTGCTCCAGCATTAGTTCATGCTGTTCGCCAGCCTGCATCGCGCCTGTATCCTCGCTGGCTGCTTTGATATCCTTGTCAGTGATGTTCGTAAATCGTCCACTGACCTTACTCAGTTGCTTCAGTTCTTTAAGCGCCGTCTGTGGCGAGATGATGCCGGCATTGAACGCAGCCGTAACCGCGTTCGTATCGCTCGTAGCAATCGCAGCTTTATCCTGGTCCGACAGCACCCACAAACTGCGGAAATCAAGCGCGAATCCTTCAGGCAAGTTGATGCCTTCGCTCTGCGCCAGCGCTCGATAGATGCGCGTTATCGGGACGAGCAACCAGCGATTCTGCTGCTGCTTGATGCCATCGTAGTACGTTCGCAGATCGCTCTCTCCTGTAGCGTTCATCCCAACAGGAGACTGGCCAAACAATCTAGTGAGAGGAATCTGGAGCGCACCGCCTAACTGCTGTCCGAACTGTACGAGCGCATCGCTGATGCCAGCGAATGAAGGCTGAGCCATCGCCGCAAGATCGTCTTTCGCGTCGATTAGCGTGATGCCTTCGATGGACTGCAGACGCCGCATGAAGTCCGTAAACTTCAGCAAGTTCTGTTCTCCAGGTCCCCCAGCAGCTATAATTTCTCGCATGCCGTCAATCTTGTAGCAGCGCAGATAAGCCTTATAAACCAACTGTGCAGCACCCGTAGTAGCCGAATCAAACGCCACCATGCGATCGTACAAGCGCTCAAGGATGCTGATCCCCCATAAGTTCTCCATCATCCGCTGCCAGTACGGGAGGCGGATACCCTCGAGCCTCAGACAGCGCGAGTAATGAATCTTCTTGCCATTCAGTGCCGGCCCGGTAGAGTTTACCGTGTAATACTTCGGCATCCCAAGGTCTGGCCCCATATCGGTAATCAGGTCATTGAGTGATGGCTCAACCATCCAACGATCAAACGGCAGTAAACCTTTGAACTGATTCTTTGTAACGGTGTCCAAGCGCAGCGGCGTGCTGACGTCCTGCCCGTCAATCAGCATGACGACAATCGAGCCGCCATACAGCCGCGACCACTTGATGCCATCGGATACCGCTGACCAGATGCCGAACGTCGTTACAGCTCGTTCAAGATGCTCGATATCGTCAGGCTTGATATCTCCGCGAGTATCTACCCCAGCCCGCGTCATATCATCAGCCACAACGTCTACCGCTACGCCGCCAAGCCATGATCCGCGATGTATCCATTCCAGCAGGATGCGGTTGCGCGTAATTGGGTTGAATCCATAGGTCGTAGCCGAGAGGAGATTGTCTGTCCCGATCCCAAAGTTTGCAGCGAAGTTCTGCATGCTGTCCGCGGTAGCGAACGTTGAACGAGCCTTCTTGTCCTCGCTGCGAGCTGACCGGACAGCCGCTTTAATCGACTTGCTCAGGACCAACTCCTGCTGCGCCAGGTACGCTTTGCCTTGCGCGGAAGATGTACGGCGCGATCTTCAGTCTCCGCGCCTTCTTCCATGTTCTCCGCAACGTCTTCATGCTTAAACGCGCCTGAATCCCACATGTCTTTGTTCATATCGTTAACGTCATTGATCGTGCGGTCGTTGACTGGCTTGTAGTCGCTCATAACCTGGCCCAGACCGTTGCCGAAGTACTCGCCATTACTAGGGGTTGTAAGGCATAGCGGATCGCATCAGGACGATGGTTATTGCTGTCTACTATGTCCGCAGTGACTTGCCCTGTCAGCCGGTCAACCTTGTAACTGTAATGCTTGAATTCCTGCTGGGAAGCCTCGCACCTAGGATGGAGGACGATTTGCTCAAAACTCTTCAAGTAAGCAATCCCGTCCTCGACTGACCCTTTCCACTTCTCGCAAGGCTCAATACGGTACCCTCCATGGCGCTTAACATGGCTGATAGTCTCGGGGCGAGCGCTGTCTGCATAAATCAGGCGCTCTCGTATGCCGGGAATACGATCAAAGACTTTTACCGGCAAGTCGTCCAACTCGATTCCTACACCGCCATTGTCGTATTCGACAAACAACTTGCCTTGCGTCTTGCTAGGAACCGCATCTTTTATCCAGCACTTTACCACGCACGCAGGATCTTGCGAGAAGCCCCAGTCAGCTCCGAAGTATGGCCCGTCCCATCCTTCTGCGCGGCGCTCGATCAGATCATCAGGCACGGTAAATGCATCCACTATGTACTTGCCTCGGAATATCTGGCTGCTGGCATTGCGCCGGCACTCCCCACCCCAAACATGATTCGCTGCTTCAGGATCGACGCGGTAGAGATAGTCCTTCTCATCCCGCATGCTCTTGCAAGCATCGGTATACCACCAAGGGTTATGGTTCCAATTAAACTCACGGACGACGCTATCTCCGGGGAGGTCGTCCTTATGAACAACGAAGCGCTCATACGTAGGATCAGAAATTTCGTCGGGATTGAAAGTAATCCAAATCTCGCTGCCACTCTTGCGGATCGTTGGGATAAGTACCTGCCAACTGTTGTCGCTGATCTTTTCAGCTTCTTCACACCAGCAAATATCAATGCCTTCGGCCGACTTTACCTTCGTGATGTTGTTGCGGATGCCGTAAAAGAAGAACTCGCTGCCATTGACGCCGTAGATTCCCTGCTGCTGGACCTCGAAATACTTCGAGAGCCCCATGAGGTCAATCTGGTCCGCGAGCAACTTGTGTACGGACTCGGAGATGGATGTTTGGAGTTCGCGGGCACAAAGGATTCGCATTCGCTCCTGACAGGCTCGTAACAGCAATGCCCTTGCGTAGGACCAAGACTTTGTACTCCCGCGGCCCCCATGAGCAACTTTGTACCTATGCGGCTCGAAGAGGTATTCGTAACCAGCAGGGAAGTAAACGTCATTGGACTGCTGTATCGCTGCCGTCGCCATTCTCTAGGAACTTTGCTTGTAACTGCGGAGGTTCTGGAGGTTTTACTTCTCTCCCCTCCGGGAGTTTGAATTGAATATTGAATACAGGAGCTTGGAGTTGCAGCGGTTGCCCATCTTGGCCGGTAAGTTCATTGCGATCACGCTGGCCCATATACTGCTTGCCCAGCCATATGAGCATACCAACATTCCCAGTCATAGCTACCTGATACTGCTTGCGGCGCAGGCTCGAATTGCGGCGTTCGTGGCCTTGTTTTATCACGTCCGCAAAACGACGGTCGAGCGTATCGCGAGAACAGTTCATAACTACGGCTATTTCATCAGGCGTTAACCCAAAGCCTGCCAGTTTCTTTACCTGCTTTCCGTTGATTTTTTTGAGTGGCCGCGCCATTTTGGGTAGACTTAGTATAACTAGTATGCTAAGTTAGCATTGTTCCCGCAGGAACTAACTATGCTAAGGGAGGTAAGTATGCCGAATCTCAACATTCCGATCAGCGAAGACCTGCTGCTAGCCATTAACATAGCCGCGCTGCGAGCAAGGGTTAGGCAAAAGGAATGGGTTATCTCGGTACTGTCGCAAGTAGTTGGAGCCGAGGACCAGCGGTATTTTACCGCGAAAGAGTCTACGGCTGATGCGGTAGACGCTGATCCGAAGCTGATGGGCCATGATTCGAAGACTTGCCGCGTGTACAAATGCGGACGCTGCGCTGCGCTCAATTCCCCGCCATCCTGACTGCAATCACGCCATAGTACCCGCGCTGGCTGTAGTCGAGTTGACGCATTGCGCGGTACTGAACGCCACGCCAGATGAGGATATCGGCTGTTATGGCATAGTCCTCGCTGGTTACGTACATAGGCGTGGAACTGTGAAAGATTCGAGCCTCAGTGATTCGGTCAGCCTCGGGGAGCATCGCGATTTCCTTCTGGCTTGCGAGGCTTACGGTCCCATAGGCCGTTAACTGCTGCTGTCCGCTCGCTTGCCAGCCACCTTGGCCGAACTGGCCAGGATTACGCAAGATACTAAAGGCTTCAGCAATGTCTGCATTGTTTACGGTATCGGGGAGGACCGAGATCATAGCGGCAGCGGGTGCTCAGCATGCATCAAGTTCTCAAGAATGGCCAGTACGACGTTCTTGCCCAAGGGCTGAGGATTCGCATGGCATGGCCGGCAATGACGGTCACCGTTGACTGAGCCGAACGAACGTCCGCAGGTATTGCAGTAGCGTAGATGGATGAGCGAAGCACCCAGAGGGACCGTATGCTCGGGATAGACGATGCCAATGCTAACCACGCAAGCCAATCCTTGCGCTTCTCAAGCGCGATTTCAAGGCAGACTCTGACAGGCCGGTACGCTCGGAGATGGCGCGGATCGTCAAGCCCTCACCGTAGAACATGCAGAATGTAGCCTTGCGAATAGGCGTCAGGCGTTTGAAGTTCTGTAACGCGTGCGTAATGGTCTGCTGCTCCGCTATCAATTGGAATGCGGACGGAGCCTTGTCTGGTATCGAGTCTCCCCAGTTTAGGTCATCGCCCAATGGCTCATCCAGGCTCTTGCCTATCGGCTTGGGCCGTCTCGTCTGCATGTACGTAGCGTTGATGAGGATGCGCGTGAACCAAGATGAAAGCGAACTGCGGCCTTGGAATCTGCCTATCGCCCTCAGCGCTTGTACGGTGGCGTCCTGAACTGCATCCTCAGCGTCTTCGCGTGTCTTGGCACCATGGCGGCGGGCGAGTTGAATGTATTTATCTCGCTTTGATTCAACGAGTTGTACTAACTGCTCGCTCATGCCGCTTTACCGCGCTTGACAGGCTGCTCGCAATGCGGACACTCGATGCCCAGGGACCAGTACAGGGAGCAAGAGATGTAATGGCCGGATTCAAGCATATGCAATATTGGGCGATGAGCGGGATAGATTGGGATGGGAACTTGTCTTGTCCAATTTTGGACTTCAGGCCCCACAACCTACCCTCTCTCTTGCCGGTATCATCGCATCCGTTCGCCAGAGTTTTACGCGGTGCTCGCGTGCGTCAGACTCACGGGACATTACGGGATAGTTCGAGTCGAGATCGTAATACGGGAGAGGCGGCAGGAGGACCGGAACCGTCTTTGACGGGCGCACCCGATCCTTTACCTGCCGCCAGGTTTCGTTCGTCGTAAGCTGTATCGCCGTCTTAGAAGCGTCAGTCCATTTAGCAGCGTAAGAAGCGAGGACAAGCAGGGCGAGAGATTTTGAGGCAGAGTGCTGGGGGCGGTGATCTTGCGGAGACTCAGCGCGGAGGAAGACGGCTACAGCGCTCATGTTAGGGGCAGCCTAACGAAGCCAAAAGGGATTTTGGTGCCCGCATCATCGGGTAGCGACTCGGGGAAGCCGCCATAATCTTCTAAAGGGCTTGACGGGGACCGGACGGAGTGAAGGACCAGTCCCCGTTCTCTGAGAAGCGCCTTTAGGAGATATATACGTTAACGGGATTGTAAAAGTAAAGCAGTTTATTCAAATGCCGCTCTGGGTAAGGCTTTGGGCCTAGATATTCAATGCAGCACCTTCGTAGCGAACTCATAGGCGCCCAGCCATAAGAGGACAGCGAACGCGAACACCAGAAGTATCTTGTAGTTCATAGCGTTCCCCGCTCCTGCATGTTCTCGAATATTACTACAGAATCGGGCGGCGTAACAAAGTTATTTTATTTACGGGTTAAGCCTTTTTATAGTATGCTTCCCCTTATGAAGATATTCACCCAAGAGCAGGCAATCGCATTCCTCAGAAAACGGCAGGGCCAGTTGACCCTCGGCAAGTTCGCTGAACAGATGGGCGTCTCGGCTCAATTGATTGGAGATGTATACCGCCGCAAAGTTTTACCCTGCAAGAAGCTAGGCTTCGCGAAGATCGTAGAATCCTTCCGCTATAAGCGTATCAATGGATGACGCGATCCGCTTTACTGTTTACGGGACTCCCCAGCCACAAGGCTCCAGCCGAGCGTTCGTACCTAAAGGCTGGACGCGAGCGATAATCACCTCAGACAACAAGAAGTTGAAACCATGGCGGCAGGAGATTGCCGGCGTAGCTCTGAATGCAATGCGCGAGTCCAAAATTGGACTGCTTGAGGGCGTTCCAATCGCAATCCTGGCTGAGTTCTTTTTTGACAAGCCGAAATCCGCGAAGAAATCCGTCCTAAATAAAATCACGAAGCCCGACCTCGATAAGCTCCTGCGCGGCCTTTTGGACTCACTGACTGGAATCATATTCAAAGATGATTCACAGGTTGTACTCTGCAATATTCGGAAAACCTTCGGAAGTCCAAGCCGTGTAGAGGTAATGGTGTCAGTGGTTTAGAGAATTGTTGCGAGTACAAAAGAATTTTCTTTACAAGTTTCGTTTCGCATGCGTATACTCGTTTTGTTGTTAATCACTGCCTGCGAGGATTTCAGATGACAAGCGAACAGATCAAGCGAGAGCAACGGGCAAATGAGCAGATTAAAGCGCTCCGAGCCATTGGAAACGCAATCATCGACAGCGTGCAAGCGCATGGGGCATTGGGCGCACCTGCTGGCACACTGTACGCAACGCTGATGACCTACGGCTGCACTCTGGAACAATTCAATCAGATCATGGCTGGCTTGGTAGCTGCGAAGATGTTGCGGAAGCAAGGTCATCTTTACTTTTCAGCAGCCCCCATCCCGCTCTCGCAGGCGCGTTGAACTGCTGAGTACGCGGTCCGACTCGATAGCGGCCTCGAAAGGGCTCAAATTGCTACGTTGGTCGAGTTTGGCCGCGTACTGAGTTAGTCCAATTTTGGACAAAGGAGACTCCCCCGATGCTTATAGACTCAAAACCCGTCAGTCCAACCCTAGGCCCATGGGTCGCTGAGAAGAAGTACAACAACGGCTTTAACAATGTCATCAGCATCGAGCACCTCGGCTACGCGCCGCGAAGGATCATCGCTGAGATTTGGGCTGATGAATCAGGACTGTCTAGCGAGGACTGGGCTAATGCCCGATTGCTTTCCGCTGCACCAGACCTACTTAGCCGATTGAGTACGGCGGCCAGTCTCATAAAGGGCGGTATCTTGGATCACTGTACTGGATTCGAGGTTCGGCAATGGGAAGCGCTCATTCGAAGGAGCAGGGGGGGGGCCAATGAGCATGGCTAACACAATGGTCAAGCGTAAAGTGGTAACCGGGTGGGACGACTTGATACAGGATGCCCAACGGCAAATTGAAGAGGCCAAGCAGCGGATGGGAAAACTAAAGAAAGCCCGGAAGCGTTTGGAGCAGCTTCGCGATCAAGGGATGCCGTGGCCAGAATCCGGAAATCGGCGAGAGTGAACTACCTAAAGGAAGTAGTTTTTGTGCAGGATTA